TTCTCGCGCGCGTTCGCCATGTCTGCCAAGCCGACAGAGCCAGAGCCGCGCAGGAGCTGAATGAGCTTGTTCTCGTCTCCCCCCGACTCGCCGGCCAATCGCTGCAAGGCATTTTGGTCGCTGGCCTGCTGGGCCGCCGTCGATTCCGCGAGAGAGCTGGCACGGCGCTTGTCCTGCAATGCCAACTGCCTAACCTCGCGGGCGTCCCGCTCGTCGTCGTAGTCCTGGACGGACTTGACCGGCTGCAAGAGGCTCATGAAAACATTTGCGTTCGCCATCTCAGCCCCCCCCGGCAAAGAATTTGCCGGCCGCAGAAACAAGTTTGTTTGATGTGTTCGCCCAGACGTTCCCGCGATAGAGCTGTGAGGCTGCGGTTGCGCTACCTTGGTTAGAAAGCGCGTTGCCGATGTTGCCGGTTGCAAACTGGCCTGCCTGGGCGGTCTGCCCCGTTGCTGTTTGACCAACGCCCGCAATCGCCGCGAGCCTGTTCAGCCGATCTTGCTTGCGTTGGTAAGCGGCGCCGTAGCCAGCGCTTGCGTAGTCAGTGCCAAATCGCGCCGCCGCTTTGATGGCGGCCCCAGAAACCCGCCCGCCCCCTGCTGCAATCCTGCGACTGATGGCCTGTTGGCCCTGGTCGAGCCCGAATTGATAGCCGGGGTCTTCCATGACATCGGCCGCCGCGGTGGGCTTGTCGATGTCGCCCGCCAGCCGCTGCAAAGCGTTAACCCCCTGCTCACGATACGGCGCAAAGTCGGCCCGCGTTGTGTCGTATTGCCGCCTGTTTTCTGCGATTTCATTTGCCGTCGCCTCGCGCATGGTTTTGTCCGCGCGCCTGGCTGAGCGATCCTGAATGACGCCGCCGATGATGTCGCCTACGAAGGACATACTGCCCCCTTGAAAGTAAAGCTATCGCCGATTTTGACAAAGCCGATGCGGCGGATGAACTCACGCGGCCCGTCTTCGCCCGGCTGAAGCGTTGTTTTGGTGCCGTAGCCCAGCATTTCACGGATCAGGCGGCGAGACGCCCACCGTCCGCGCCAGTCGGGCACGATGCCGATATGAATAACGCCAGCCCGCGCAAACAAAGCGCCGATGACGCGATCCGCCACAATGGCGACAACCTGCCAGCCCTCGCACGCCCGGCGATACGCGCCCTCCATTGAGGGCAGGCGGTCGCAGTAAGCCAGCCAGCCGGCGTCAATAGCCTCTTGCCGTCTGGTGGGGTCAAGGCGGATCACGAAACCTCCCGCCCGCTCATGCGGAAATTGATCGCCGACGCAGTGCCGGCCAGCACGCTCACAAAGCCGCCACTGTTGAGCACATGGCCCACCAGTTCCGGGAAGCCGTAGGCTTCGCCGGCCTGCAAGGTCTTTGCGCTGACGATGGTGTTAGTGCCGCCCGCAGCCCCGCCCGGTGGAACAAGGTTCACAGTGATCGTTGCTGCGCTACCGCTGACGTTGGTTGCGCTGATCTTGTCGAGGATCGCGCGCAGGCCTGTTGCCGTGTAGAGCGTGGTTTGGGCATTGGTGAGCTGTGTTGCCTCAACCAAGCATTTAGCCGTGACGGTCATTGCTCATACTCCGTGAACTGAAATCGGACGGTCGTGCTCACGTTGGTGGCGCCGCGAGTGGCCGTGATCGTGGTTGTGGTGTAGCTGAGCGATACGAAGCTGTCCGCCAGCGTTCCGCCCGCTGCGGTATCAGCCCCAAGGTGCGTGAGGTCGCAGAACAACAGCGAGCCAGCGGCGGGGCTGATGCTGAAGTTGCCGGAGGCTGTGCCAACACCGAGCGTGATAGCCCCCTGAAACGAGCGTTTCCGACGCAACCCCATGTAGGCCACCTGTTCCCGAAGCTGGGCTAGTTGCCCTTCAATGTCTGTTTTTGAAAGCTCGGCCACCAAGGCGCGAAGCTCGGCCACCTCCGAATGCATCCGCACCGACTCCAGGGCCGCCGCAAGGGCGTCTACCTCTGCCGTTGACACGGAATCCGGCGCGTTGCGCAAGTCGTCCACGCTCCACCCGCTGACGCCACCGACCCGGCGCATAAGGTCAAAGAGGAAGCGAGTGAACTCGGGGTGGGCCATCACATCAAGCGATTGCCCGCCGACCGTGGCGCGGCCGATTGGGACGGTCTGAATGGGTGCGGTAAGCAGGCTCATGCGTCCACCTCTGCCGAGTGAATCACCATCGGCACGGCGCTAGATGTACGAAGCCTGAAGACGCGATTAATCGCGGAGCCCAAGAACCCCCAGCGGACGCGCTGCATGCGCCGGCCGGTTGCCCCAAGCGAGCGAAGCAACGGCGGCCCGTAGACATAACCGCCATCGTTGCTCACTTCAAGCGTCATGACCCCAGCGGCTTCACTGCCGGTCGTGCACTGCACTTCGAGGCCCCGGTAGCTAACCGGCTCCGCAGAAGGCAGCATCAAGTGAGGCCATGTGCGTTCGACCACGATTTCAGCGCCGTCGAATGTCTCGGCGTTCTTGTCCAGCAAATACAACTTGGTGCCACTCGCGCAGAAATGTTTTTGGTCGTAGAACGTCATCAGGTCGGCGCGGAATGGCTGCCACTGGTTTACTGATCCTGGCGGAGCGAGTTCGGCGCGCTCGGCCCATTGCTGCGTAGAGAACTCATAGACCCAAGTGGTCTGCATGCCCGGCGCATTGATGGCGGCGAACTCTGAGCCTTCTGTTTGATAGGCCCACATAGCGGTCTGGCTGATGTCCGTTGAGGTCTTGAGCGCCTCTTCTACGGCTTGGGTGCTGATGCGCACCGGCTGGTGCCCGTCCATGCGGTAGACAAAGCCGGAGCCGTTGACGGTCCGGCCCACAAACACCAGCGTATCGCCGGCCAGGACGGCGGCCCGCTTGCCCACGCAGCCCACATCAATCGGCGTTGAGTTGAACCGCGCAAACGGGAAGTCTGCGCCGCCTGAGTTGATCCAGACTTCAGTGCTCTTACGCCCAAAAAAGTAAATCTCACGCTTGAGAACGCGGAAGGCCAGGATCTTGTCTGGCTGGGCGTCGGCGCTGCTGAAGTCCAGCGGGTCAAGCGATGCAGCATCCTCGATGCCGCTGATGTAAAACTGATCGGTTCCGGGCTCTGCGAAGATTGAGTAGCCGTCGAGATACTCCACCCAATCCGAGCCGCGCCAGCCAGCGCTAGCGATCTGCGCAAAGGTGTTGCCGAAGAGGTTGAGAACGTAGCCGTTCGGGCCGTCCACGGCGACTAGCTGCGACTCGCTGTAGGACAAGCTCACAAACCCTGTGTTTGTGATGAGGCTTCCACGGATCTGATAGGCCCCGCTGCTCTGCACTTCGTACAGGCCAGAGCCAGCCACCACAAACCAGCGGCCATCGGCGTTTACGGAGCCGCGAATCACGGCTCCAAAGTCCACCAGCAGCGCAAGACCGGGCGCGCTATCGAGCACAAGCTGACGGTCTTCGCCAAGCCCCTCGATTTGGCGCAGATAGCAGTTCACCGAACGCTGCACTGCGCTCTTGCGGTCGGCGAGTTGGTAGCTCGGGCCGATGGCTTTGATTTCGCGCCGGCCTGCCATTACCAGCCCGCCAAAATGTTTCCGCCGTCACGGCGCGGGCCGATGATGGCCGGGTTGATGGCCTGTGCCGCCAGCCTCATCCGCGCCGCGCGGGCCGCCACAGCTACAGTGGGCGGAATACCCCCCACCGTCACGCCAGCAACCCGCTCTGCCACCAAAGCAGACAGGGCCGACTTGTAGCCCTTTGGCAGCACATAGTTTGTGTCCAGGTCGGCGAAGTCTGAAAACGCCGCCTTTGTGCGCAGGCTCACTGTCTGCCCCGTACAGGCAGGCCAGAAATACACCGTAGCCGCCCCATCGTGCGCGTAATAGCGCGGGATTGATCCCGTGGATTTGAGGCTGATGTTCTGATATTGGCCCATCGTCAGCGGGTCTAGAGGCACATCAAGCCCCGCCGTGTATTGAGTTGTGGCCCCGAGGATTTCATCGCCGGGCGACAAGCTGGCCCAGGTCGTCCCGAGCGTCCCAGAAGTGCCGACAATCCCCGCGCCGGACAGGGTGAACACCTCGCGGTAAAGCTGCGACTTGACGCCGTTGAACTCGTCCACGATGTCATTCAACGCGCTCAGGCACACCGATGCTGTGTCAGCGTCCAGCGCCTCGCCCGGGCTCAGCCGGTTGAGGTGGAACGTCAACGCACCTGTGATGACTTCGCGCGCAGTGGTCATGCAGCGTCCTTGCGCGGGCGTCCGCGTTTGGGTGCTGCACCCGCAGGAGTTTCCGCAGTGGTCGAGACTTGTTCGGTCGTCTCCTGGGGCGCAGCAATCGGGGGCTCATAGCCCAAAGCGGTCAACGTCTCATGCTCGGCCTTGTCATTGGCAACGGCAAAGCCCACTTGGGCGCCCGGCAATGTCATGTTCAGCGGGTACATCAAACCTGCTCCTCTGTCCAAGAGATAGAGATATCCAGGCTGTTGCCGGCCGCCGTGGCGCCGCCGTAATTGATGCAGATGGACTCGGTAGCATCTCGCAGCGTCGGGGCCTTCATGAACATGCGCTCAAAGCCAAAGACGATGGGCGAGGTGCCGACCGACGCTGACGCGGTGGACAAGATCATGCGCGCCGTGGAGATGGTGCCAACGGCAGTTCCTGGCGTCGGGCTTGCCGTGTAGGAGCGCACCGTGGCGCCAGAGGCCAGCGGGTTGCCTGTGTCCATGTTGACCGCAGTAACCGCCCCAGACGTTCCACCTGCGTTGGCCGTGGATCGCTTGATGATCGAGATTGGCACAGCAGTCGCCGCCGTAGCGATCCCGCTGAGCTGAACTTGGTTGATCGTGATGAGTCGCCCGGCGCGGCCAGTGATCGTGAAAATGTCTGTAGCCGATGCAGCAGGCACCAGCCCCGACACAGCAGCCATGAATGACAAGCGCGCGGGCGGGATGTTGATTGACTCTTGAGGCATCTTTGATCCTTGAAAGAGGCGGCCCGAAGCCCGCCCCAGGGTCACGAAGTAGCGAAGGGGGTCGCGGTCGTGCCGGTGGCGACAACCTGCCCGTCGATGGCCCAAAGCGTGGGCGAGACGCAGGTCACCTTGTAACGGTCGCCGATGGTGCCGCCCGTGGTCGTGCCGTTGCTGGAAAGCGCGCGGATCGTGGTGCCGTTAGCCTGATAGGCCGTGGCCGTGGTCGCGCCGCTATTGGCAGAAACCACAGCACCGACCAAGAAGGTCGAAGCGTCAGCGGTCACGATCTTGGCCGCGTTGGTGGTGATGGTGGTTCGCACCAAAAACTCATAGGTCAGACCGACCGTGTTTGCGGACGCGGTTGGCAGCGTGTAGACCACGCCAGCAGCGGAGTCAAACAGGCACAGGGCGCCCGACTCTTCAGGGGCAAGAGTGCGGGCGGCGCCAACAGCGTCAATGACCTGGCGGAATTGGCCGGTGCCGATACACTGGCCGCCACCGTTGAGGCGGGCGACTTGGGCGGGGGATGGGATGGCAGGCATGGTGTTTCCTTTCTTGATGAAGAGAGGGGGCCGTAGCCCCCTGCTTGCTTAGGAGGTGCGGCGAACCACCCAATTCGGCAGCGTCACAGCGGCACCCCAGAGGATGTCGAAGCGGCTGATGCGGCGGTTGTTGGTGATGTCGAAGCCGCGCACGAAGCGCAGGCTGATAGAGCCCTCGTCCGCGAGCGATGCCTGCGCGGCCATGTCCATGTTGTTCGGCAACTCCATTTCGGGAGAAACGAACGTGATGGCGTCACGGTGCCAGATCAGGTTTTGGCGATAGGCCGTGTTGGCGGTGCCGGTAACGACAGTGATGGCCGCGTTGTCGGCCGGGCGCGCGGTGACGTTCTGGAACGCGCCGCCAGCGACGATGGACGGAGAGATGACCACCGTTGCATTGCCAGAGCCGTCCGAACTGGTATCGGCCGTCACCACAAACTGCATCAAACGGCCCAAGTCCTGTTTGGTCTCGGGGTTGACCGCGTTGACGCCAGCGATGGTGAACACATCGCCACGGCGCAGGCGGAGGGCAGCCGCAGCCGTCCAGCCGTCAGTGACAAGCGAGGTCGTCGCCGCGTAGGGGTTGTCCGTCGCGCCAGCGTTGATCAGGCCTTGGTTTGCGCCATTGACCAGCGGCGTGCCACCCAGAGGGCCGACCGTGTGCGTCGGCACGTTTTGGCTCATCACCATGTTCAAGCCGAGCGCGTCTTGCAAAACGCCCTTCTTGTAGTTCTGGCTGATCTCCGAAGAGCTATTGAACAGACCCGAGAAACCACCGATCAGGGCAGCATTTGCAGCCGGCGAGAACGCTGCATAGCGCATGCCGTCACGCGGGCAGCTCATGTCGTCCATCGGGACTTGAGCATCGGCCACGGCTTGGTACGAGCTGGGGCCAGTGCCGGGGGTGCCGACGAAGTTGAAGCAAGCGTTCTTGACCAGATTGGCAACCTGCAAATCAATCTCAGCAGAGATGCGCAGGCCGGCAGGCTTCAGGTAGCGGTCGCGGAATGCCTTGTCCACGGAGCCGTCATTGCGAACCGCCGTAGCCAGCTCGAAATCGCTCACGGCAAAGTCGATACCAAGCTCAGGATTCACCACCACGGGGACGGTGGATTCGGTAACGTCCTGAATGTTCGCAGCCGCGCCGTTGCGGATGGTGAATTGGACGGGCCGACGCGCTTGGATCGTGGAGCCGGGCGCATACTTGCCCTTCCACATCTTGTCGTAGTCGGTGTTCATGTTGCCCAGGAATGCGCTGTTGTTGTGCGCGATTCGGAGCACCTCATTGGTGATGAGGGTGGATACTTGCAGGCTATTTGCCACGATTTATTCCTTTCAAGCGCGCTTGCGCTCTTGCTCGTTGGCCCACTTCATCCAGGCTTTGGTATCTGCGGGGTTGGGAGCGGTGTTCAGGGGTGCGCGACCGCGAGCGGACTCAAGCGGTGCGGGTGCGTTCGAGGCTTGGGGCTTGGCCTCGGCTTTCTTGGCGGCAATCTGCGCTTCGAGCTTGGCGACGTAACGCCCAGCCTGCACGGCAGACATGCGGCCCAGCTTGGCGGCCTCTTCCTCGTGGTCTGGGTCTGCGAGGTACTCGATCAACGCTCGGGGCTGGTCAGACTCAAAGATGGCGTCGGCTGCTGGCTTTGGCCGACCGTCTTGGTCTGCCAGGCCGCCGAGCGCGTCATCGAGGTCTGCCGCGTAGGCGTCGAACTTCTCTTGGCCCCAGTCCTTCGCAAGCCCTTCAACGATGCTGCGGCGCTGCTCAATCTCGGCCTTCTGCTGCGTGATCGTCGGGGCCAGTTCTTGCGCCCTTTGGTCGATCAATCGCTGCAATTCAGCGCGGGAGAGCTGCAAAGGCTCGTCGTCTGCTTGCTGCGTAGCAGTCTGCCCC